AAAAAACATGGGGGAGGGGTATCTCGTGATTACGGGACCCTTCGGAAAAAAAAGACCCTCCTCCTTCAAGCCGGGCCACGGGAGCGGGACGGCATCATATGAACGCAGGAACCAGGCCGAGGAAGATTCGACGTGAGGCGGGGTGCCATGAGTGAACGCAGGAACGTGCGCGTCAACAATGGGCACCGGCGCAGACAGGTCAGGGCAAGGGTGCTCGCGGCCTATGACGTGTGCGCCATCTGCGGCAAGCCGGTCGACAAGACGTTGAAGACTCCGCATCCGATGAGCGCTGAAGTCGACGAGCTCATACCAGTCTCCCGAGGCGGAGACCCGTACACCTTCGCCAACTGCCGACTGACTCATCGCATCTGCAACAGGTTGAAGAGCGATAAGACAGACGAACACGCAAGATCGCTGCTCGAAGGCAAACGGACATTGAAGGCAAGCTCATTGCCGTTCAGGACGTTCGGAATCTGACCGAGACCAGGGCGGGGTCCCCGCCCGTGCCCTCCGCGGCCTCCTCGGGTGCAGTGCCGTTCTCTCCCCACGGTTGCAAATGGGTGAAACGGGGTAATGGGTGAAAGGTTGAAAAGGTGATTTGCGAGATATGCGGCGCTGAATTCCAACCTTCCGGCCATGGCAAACGGCAGCGGTACTGCTCGGAATCCTGCAGGAACAAGGCGAAATACCGGCGGAGGAAAAAACGCCCGACGGATTCCGAAGAGAAGAAGCCGGTACGAAACAGGAACGTGACGAAGACGCCGGAGCCAGCAGGCACGCCGGCGAGTGACCTCGACAAACGGAACTTCGACTGGATGATGGACGGCAGCATGCTGGACATGCTGCGTGCCAACCGTGACCGGCTGCTCAAGGCGATGGACGATTCCGCGACGCCGGCGAACGCGCTGCCTGCGATCAGCCGCCAGCTCATCGCCGTGTGCGAACGCATCGAATCCCTGCAAGGCGGAGGTCTGAACGACCTGTTGGACGACGAGGAAGACGAGGTGACGGAGGATGTCGGAGCGTCGATTATCTGAAATCGCCCCGGTACTCAAACAGCCGGCCGGCATCGTCGGCAGCGAATTCCCGAAACTCAACAAAGCCGCCGCCAAAGCCGGCATCCACTTCGACCTATGGCAGCAGGGCTTCCTGTGGCTCCTGTTCTCCAAAACAGCGGAAGGCCGGTACGCGTGCGGCTCGGACGGCGCGGTACTGTCCAGCTGCCGGCAGATCGGCAAGACATTCACCGTCGGCACCGCATTGTTCCTCAAGGCGATCCTCACACCCGGACTGAAGGTCATCTGGACCGCGCATCATACGCGCACCTCCGATGAGACGTTCGCCGACATGTGCGAAATGGAACGCAATCCCGTGCTCGGCAGATACGTCGAACGCATCCGCCGGGCGAACGGCCAGCAGGAGATCACGTTCTCCAACGGCAGCCGCATCATGTTCGGCGCACGCGAGAACGGATTCGGCCGAGGCCTGCACAGCGTGGACGTCGCCGTGTTCGACGAAGCGCAAATCCTGACCGTACGCGCCCTGGACAACATGATCCCGATCCTGAACACCAGTCCGAACCCTCTGGTCGTGTTCATGGGCAACCCTCCCAAACCGGGCGACCAGAGCGAGGCGTTCGCCGAGAAGCGCCGGCATGCCATGAACGGCGACGGGAACCTGCTGTACGTGGAACTCGCCGCCGACAAGGACGCCGACCTTGACGACCGCGAACAATGGGCGAAGGCGAACCCGAGCTATCCGAAACGCACCGGCGAAACGGCGATCCTGCGCATGCGCAACAACCTGTCCGACGATTCGTTCCGACGCGAGGCGTTGGGAATCTGGGACGAAGTGGCCAGCGCCTACGCCATCGACCCCGACCAGTGGCAGGCCGCGTCAATCGACGAGGTACCCGCCGGCGGGACGGTGAGCTTCGGCATCGACATGCCACCCGACCGGAGCGTGCTGACCATCGGCGCCGCCCTGAAATACGCTGACGGCACGGCGGTCATCCAGATGGCGAACATCAAGGACGCACGCCAGGCGGGAACCATGTGGGCGGTCGACTGGCTCAAGGAGCGATGGCCGAAGACCGCCAGCGTGGTCATCGACGCCCAGTCGCCGGCCATGAGCCTGATGCCCGAACTCAAGAAGGCGCATGTGAGGGTCACCGTGACGAGCATGCAGGAGATGGGCCGCGCCTGCGGCCGATTCCTCGACATGCTCAGAGAAGGGACTCTGAAACATCCGCCGGACGAATACCAGCCGCAGCTGGCCGCCGCGGTCAAGGGCGCGTCCACGAGACCGTTGGGCCAGTCCGGCGCGATCGCCTGGAACAAGCTCGGCAGCGACGTGGACATCACACCGCTCGTATCAACGACCCTGGCGTTGTATGGCGCCTCTACGACACGGCGTCATCCAGGACGCAGACAGGTAATCGGAGGACTCTGACATGACCGAATCCGCACAGATGACCAACGTCCCGGACGGGTGGAAACCAACCGGAGGCTCCGACACGATCCCCAAACTCACAGTGCCGACCAGCATCGATAGTCTGGACGATTCGGAGAACGCGCTGCTCGCAGAACTGGCCGAAGTCTGGACGAGACATGCGACCCGTAATCACAAGCTCACCGCCTACTATGAGGCCAAGGAGCCGCTGGTCGACTTCGGGCTTACGATCCCGCAATCCATCAAAGACCATTACACGCCTCTGGGCTGGGCCCGCAAGGCCGTCGACATGCTCGCGGAACTGTGTGTGTTCGAGGGATTCGTCTCGCCCGGAGTGGACGATCCGTTCCGCCTGCAGGATTTCATGAGCCGCATCGGCTTCACCAGCGTGCTGCAGCAGGCCATACAGACGGCCCTGATTCACGGCTGCTCGTTCCTCTCCGTCATCCAGGACGCCGCGAGCCGACCTCTCATCCGGACGCACACGGCGGAAAGTTCGGCAGCGGTCTGGGATTATCCGAACCGGCGTGTGAAGGCATGCATGGCCATAACGGACGTGGACAAGGACAATCAGGCCACGGGACTCATCCTGTATATGCCGAACCGGAACATCAGCGTCATCCGGGACCGTGGCATGTGGGCCGTCAACGGTCAGCAGCCTACCGTCGATGGGTGCTCCGTGTTCCGTCTCGCCTACAAGGCCACCGAAGTCAAACCATTCGGCAGATCCCGCATCAGCAGGGACGCGATAAACATCATCGACGGTGCGAACCGTACCATCGTCCGCGCCGAGGCGAACGCGGAATTCTACGCGTTCCCGAAAATCCTGCTCATGGGCACCAGTGAGGAACTCGCCTCCTTGAGCGCAGACGACGCGTTGAAGCTCTACATGGGCCGCTACAACATGATCAGCAAGGACGCGGATGGCGCCGCGCCGACGGTGACCCAGCTGGCCGCGTCCAGCATGGACCCGCATCTGACGATGCTGAAAAGTTGGGCGGCCATGTTCGCCAGTGCCATGAACATCCCCGCCAGCTCGCTCGGCATCGTGTCCGATGCGAACCCGACATCAGCCGACGCGACCGAAGCACAACGAGAGGATCTGATCATCGAAGCCCGACACTGCGACCGGGACTTCGGTGAATCAATCCTGCAGGCCGCACGCCTGGTAGCCAGACTGCAGGACCCTTCTGCGTCGGATGAGGATCTGATGAAACTGCAGGTCGACTGGAAGAACCCGAACACGCCGTCGAGCTCCATGAGCGCCGACGCGTTCAGCAAACTCGCGTCCAGCATCGACTCGTTCGCCAACAGCGAGGTCGGCATGACCCGCGCCGGATTGAGTCGCAGTGAGATCGTCCGCTTGAAGGCCGACCAGAGGAAGGCGCAGTCGTCGAAGATTCTCGATCAGATCAGGGCCGGGAGAACGGTGAACGGAGACGCGGATGTACTTCGACAATCTGAGCCTGACGCCGCAGCAGCGCAGGCAGCTGGAACTGGATCTCAACGATCTGTATGACGATTACGTCGACACGCTTGACCGATTGCAAAAGGAAGCCGCCAACAGCGTCTCCGGCCTCGTCTGGGACGGTGAAAGCCAGGAACTAGTCAAAGAGGAGATCAACCGGTACGCCGACGCGGCCAACAAGCTCGCGGCCGACTACTACCAGCATGTGCGTGACACGTGGCTCCAATACGTCGATTGCGACATGCCGGAATACGATCCGCCCGATATTACCGCCGACCGTGCCGTCTGGCAGATTGAGGGAGGCTTCAACAACACCAGCTTCATGGGACTGCATTACAAGGACGTCGTTCCCGACGAGAACGGCGTCTTGCATAACGCCGCCGGGGTAAGCATCGACGACCTATGGCCGTCGTTCGGCACCGACGAAACGAAGGCATACCACTACGCTTCGGAAATCGTGCGAGTTGTCGCGCGGCTAACCACGCAACGCGCCGCAATCGTCGATCCGACACAGCCGAAATATGCACGCGTGCCCGCCGGTCCATATACGTGCGCGTTCTGCGTCATGTGTGCCAGCCGTGGATTCGCTTACTGGGACGAGGACACGGCAGGGAAATTCAAGCCGTTCCATAAGAACGATGACTGTCGTATCATCCCCAGCTGGGGAGCCGCGAGACTCAGGCATTATGACCAGCAGTACTACATGAGCATGTACGAGGCCGCGGCAAAAAAGGCACCGGGCACGTCGGCCAATGAAATCTGCGCCGAGATGCGCCGTCTTTACCCGGACAAGCTCACAGATGGCGTATTCAAGGACTCCGACAAGTTCACCAAGGACAATAGCCTACGCTATGGCAGATGGAGGGCATCACGGGCACAGGCCATGAAGGCGCATACGGCTTTGCACCCTCCCACGGATTTGATCCCACCGAGAGTCCCCGCCGAAGCACCGGAATGGCCGGAGGATCTCCCCGTCATGCGCGCCAAGGAATGGAACCACATCCTGTACGGCCTAGACAAAGGCGGCGCGCATCTACACGGATACGGATGGCAAAGAGAGCGATCGTATGAGTTCCCGGAATCATGGGGCCCTGATGAGATACGGCAAGCCGGAATACAAGTCCTGCGCATGCCGGGGAACATGGAAAATATCGGGAAATTGCTTGCCGATGGGCATCGTAGAGGGTCTGTCAAAGGTACAATAGATGGCGTCGTGGTCCGTGTCAGTTTTTCGAAAGCTGGAAATTCAAAACCACGCGTAACGTCAATCATGCCTGTCATTGGAGGTGAATGACCGTGTTTGTATCCGACAGCCCCGAATATGCGCGGCATGTGCGACTTGCTGACATGATGGTCGCGTTTCTGCGTGGGCATGGCAAGGATTACGATGCCGATTTTGCCCAGCAGATGCTCGAGGGCGATGGTCCTGGGCTTTCGGTCGAGATGGCCGTGGACGCCATAGTGGATTCCAATCTTGAACCGCCACGGGACATGATTGTCCTGTTCGGCCAGGTCCATGACGAAGACCCGATGTGCGATGAGGAATACGAACGGTTCCGCGAATACCTGCGTGAACGCGAGGAGGAACGCGTCAAGCAAAGGGGCTGATTCTCATCAGCTGATTCAAGCCACCCGCATGGGTGGCTTTTCCATAGTTGAGCGAGGAGGTGAATTATGTCTCATCCCATCGCAGGCCAGACATATGTGGCTGTGAAACCGGATTTAAGCCAATTGAGGGCGATGCTGTTGGATATCGTCGCCGTCATCGACAAATACGACAACGGCGACGAGACCGCGTCAGACTAATCCTCTGGCTTTCGCGCAGTCCGCGCATACTGGCAACGCATCCGCTGGCATGCCGGCCGGCGGTTCGATTGGCTTATGGCAGTATGCGCATTCATGCGAATGCTGTTTCGCATATTCGTCGACCGCCTGTTTCGCGGTCTTGTCCAGCCATTTCTGATCGAAATTGATTCGTACGTTTCCCATCGCTCATCACCTCCTTCCGTGTGGTTAACGCCGTGGGATAAATCCTAATTCAAGCCATCATGCGCACGTGGTGGCTTTTCTTTTGCCTTTCACACCCCGTAAGGGGTGGGCGTAGCCATGCGCATCGTAATAAGAATGGCCGTCCACTCGCCGACGTCAGGCGTGGCCAAACAAAACCAACATTCAAGGAGCATCATGGCAGACGATACCCAAAATCCCGGAGACGGCCGGCAGGAGACGACGCAGCATTCGCCGACCCCGAAGGACGTCAATGGCTCCCGGGCGAAGACGTTCACCCAGGAGGAAGTCGACCATATCGTCAATGAGCGTCTGAGCCGCGAACGCAGTGGCAAAAGCGACTACGAGGCCCTGAAGAGCAGGGCGGGCGACGCCGACGAACTCCAGTCGAAGCTCGACAAGGCATTGCAGGAGAACGAGAGGCTCAGAAGCGAAGCCGAGAAGGCCGAACATGAGAAGGAGCTTTCCGCAATCCGTGCCAATGTCGCTTCCAGACACGGCATCACCGATCCGAGCGTGCTCGTCGGAGACGACGAGAAGCAGATCGGCGAATACGCCGAAAAACTCATGCAGATGTTCGCCGACATGCGGTCGCGGGGGACCGTGGCCGAGCAGAGCGCACGTACCGGACAGGCGCGTGCGAGGAGATCGAGCCGCGACGACTTCGCCGACGCCATGAGGAACACGCTCCTGTAACGCGTAACAGCCAACACCATCTAACGAAAGGATGAGTCATGACCGATCCGTCCATGACCCGAAAGAGCAACGGACTAGACCTCACTCCGGAAACCCAGGCGGAGATCTGGCAGTCCGCGAAATACGAATCCGCGTTCATGCGGCTCGTGCCGGAGATCAAACTGCCCGGCAACGGCGTGCGTGTACCGATCATCACCGGCGACCCGGAGGCCGCGTGGGTCGATGAGGGTGCCGAGAAACCGAAGAGCGGCGTCGGATTCGGCAAGAAGGACATGCTGCCGTACACCATCGCGGTGATCATGCCGTTCTCCAACCAGTTCAAACGTGACTACGGCGCGCTGTACGACCAGGTGGTGGCCAAAGGCCCGCAGGCCATCGCCCGCACGTTCGACAAGACCATCATGGGATTGGTCGACGCTCCTGGCTCCGACTTCGACACGTTGAAGGACGCGACCCAGATCAGCCTCGGCAAGGACGTGTGGAAGCAGCTTAACGCCGCCGATGATTCGGTCAGCGCGGCGGATGGCACGCTCGACGGCTGGGCAATGTCCACCCAGGGCCGCAGCCTGCTGCGACAGGCGACCGACAACAACGGGCGCCCCCTGTTCCTCGACGGCATCGGCTCATCCGACGTGTCCACCATCCTCGGCAACCCGGTGCGCATTTCCAAGGGCGTGCATGTGCCCGCCACCAGCGGCGAAGCCTCGACCAAGGAGATCCTCGGCGTGGGCGGCGAGTTCGCCTCCGCCGCATGGGGCAGCGTGGAAGGATTGCAGACCAGCATCTCCGATCAGGCGACCATCACCATCGACGGCAAGTCGGTGAATCTGTGGGAGCACAACATGTTCGCCGTGCGTATCGAAATCGAGGTCGGCTTCCGTCTGCGCGACATCAACCGTTTCGTCCTGCTCACCGCCTGAACGGAGGCTTCATGACGGACGAGATCGAATCGTTCGCCACCGCGAACGACCTCGCATCCCGCTGGCACAGTCTGACCGACGAGGAGTGCACGAAAGCCAACGTGCACCTCATGGACGTGACCGAATACATCAAGGCGCGCTCGCCCATCTGGCGGAAACTCCAGACCGAGCGGCCGCGCCTGTTGACGAAGGTCACGTGCGACATCGTGCGCAGGATCATGCAGGCCGACTCCACGGGATTCCCCGGCGGCGCAACCCAGGTGATGCAGGTCACGGGATCGTTCACGGAACAATACAGTTTCGCGTCGGCCACCGGCGACATGTACCTGCGCGACGATGAGAAACGCCTCCTCGGCATCGGCGGCCAACGTGCGTTCAGCGTGGACATGGCCACCGGGGAGACGCTCTGATGGAAACCATCGAAGTGTGGCGCGGATCCGACACGACCGACGTGGACGGCAACCCCATCCAAGGCGACCCCGCCCTCGTCAAAACCCTACAGGGTCTGGTCGCTCCAACCGAACACGACGACCAGACCGACGATGGCGGCCGGCCCGACACCACCGCCTACACGCTCTACGTCAGAGGAAGCCAGCCGACGGGCATCCAACCAACCGACCTGGTCAAGGTGCGAGGCCAGCTCCTGCACGTCAACGGCCGGCCGCAGGTCTGGCATGACCCGCACGGCCGATATGTCGGCGACGTCATCCAAGTCACGGAAAGGACGGGCTAATGGCCAAACGATGCACGTTCGTGTTCAACCGCAAGGCGTTCAGCGAACAGGTTCTCAAAAACGAGACGCTGCGCTCGCGTATGAGGGACGCCGCCGAAGCGGCCAACAACGATCCCAAGAGGGTATGGGTGCGTGACCATGACGGCGTGAACCGCAACGGCGTGGCCATCATCTGCCCGTCGGCGGTGGAGGCATCGTCCGGCGCGTTGGAGGATACGCTCGGAAGGATGCGCGTATGAGCATCCCCGTCACTCCGGTGCGCGTCGACTTGCTCCTGCTGCCTGCCTTGCGCGAGAGATTCCCCGACTACACGTTCGGTACGGTGCGCCGCCACGACGATCCGCCGGTCGAGGTCACCCTGGCGGACAGCATGCAGGGCATGTGCACGCCCATCTCGCAGTATGTGCGTCTGCGCGTGAGCGTCCGGTGCCGGGGTTCCGGCGGATGGCAGAAGGCCGCGGACATCTGGTCGCAGGTGTGCGCGGAGATCATCAGGCTCGGGACCACGGCACCGTTCAACAACGCGTCACTGGAATCCGGGCCGGTCCGGACGAGCGACGAGAACACGCAGCAGGTGTACGCATACGGCGTGCTCCTGCTGGAAGTCACTGTCATCTAAGACGATTCAACACTTTTGAAGGGAGTTTGCCATGGCAGAAAGCCAGACGACCACGGACTATGGGTATGTGTCCAGCGGCAATGACGCGAACAACACCCGACTCATCAAGAACTACGCGCTGTTCCTCTTCCCCAAGGGCGACAGCACGTTCAAGCAACCAACCGGGGTCGCATGGACACCGCCGACTGGCAAGAAGCCGATCGGCTATTCCACCGAGGACGGCGCCGTGCTGCATCCGGAGCCGGGCGACAGCACCGACTACAAGGGGCATAACGGCGACATCGTCCTGTCCGACACCGACCCTGGCTATTGGACGCTCCAGCTGGCCGGCATGGAGGGCCGCAAGGATGTCATCTCGGCGTACTTCGACGTGGACGTCGAATCCGACAACGGCATCAGCATCAAGGGCGCCGGGTTGAAGAAGGAATGGATCCTCGTGCTCGTCGCCCTCGACCAGCAGGACCGTCCGTTCCTCCTGTACGGCACGAACGCGAAAGTCTCCGACCGTGGCGACGTGAGCCTGAAATCCTCCGAGATCATGAGCTTCGACATGACGTTCAAGATGCTCAAGGGCAGCAACGGCGAACAGTTCCACGCATGGGGCCTGATCACCGAAACCGCCTGACGGACACCATTCTTCCCCGACGCGGCCT